CGTGGGTGCACAGTAACTTCTGCACAAACATCGAACCTCCTGCGAAAAGCATCTGGATGAGTCAGTGATCCTGGACGAAACCTAGAAGGATCAGTGTTTGAAGTACAAAGCACAACTTTAGAAGTAAAATTGGTTTTATTCTTGTCCTCCAGATGTGCCATGTTCAACGGATATGGCGCAATGTTGCCAGTTCGAATCATCTCAATGAACTCATCGTTGGGATTTGCTGGTGAATCGGCTACTTGCCCAAAGTCATCATAAACAACAATGGGATGAGATCGATAACCATTCCAAAACTTCTGCTCTACACGACGCACGTAAACATATTTCAGAAAATCCGCGTCGTAACCACCCTCACTCAAGAGAATGTCTTGACACAAAGGCCAAACTAGAGCAGACTTCCCAACGCCAGTTGTGCCATAGATATACAGCAAAACTGGCTCAGGACGAGGTCCTTCTCTAAATGCTCCAGATCCTTGCGCTTTTTCATAGCAGGAGCTAATAAAACGAAAGTGCTCATTAAATGCAGAAACAAGCTTGGCTTCTAGTTTATACTCCTGTACTCGAGCTTTCAAACGAAGACCCTCGTTGTAGAGAACTTCAACTCTTGAACAAAGCTCGCGATCTTTAGCAACGTCATCCGTAAACTCAAGTCGCGCAAGTTCCTGCACTCTTTGGTACCAGACCTGGGTGCCACTAATCAGACGGTCAATATCCTCAATTGAAGATGGCATTCCTGTCTTCCACTCGTGTATTTTGCCTACAACGTACTTGACAATTCGTTCAAGTGCGTCCCAAGCAAACGTAAGTCCTCTTGCTAGCGTTCCCATTTTCGAAGCTCCGGCAATTAATTCTCCCATCTGAGAACCACTTGGAATCTTCTTCAGGGCCAACGTTCCCAGCAACAAACCTAGGATGCTAACGACACTTTCGCCTCCAACCTGAGCTTCAAGCTCATTATTGGCATAACCAAACAGAGAGCGAATCTTATCTATCAGCAATGGTCCAAGTGAAGCGGCAAGAGATGCAGTCAATCCAAAGGAACACAAAGCATCCAAAATAACAGCGCCACAAATGACATAATCGAACTCTGATCTTATCATTATCACAGCTTTGGTGACCACGGAAACGACCTTTGCAGCAACAGGAACATCATGATTCCACGAGCTCAAAAACATATTAACTTGATCCACCAATTCATTCAACCTCTGGTCACCCAAAAAGTGATCATGATTGTGTTGAACATTGAACCAAGCTTGAGCGTCCAAAACTCGATAGTTGTAAAGACGCTTAAACACGCTCTGACCCAGTTCTTCATCACGATTGATAACGACTTTGATTCTCCTTTCGCAAACACTGACCTCAAAACGATAAAGCCTTCCTGGTTTTTCAAAACAAGGAGCCACATCACGAGGACAGAGTTGCAAAAACTTAGAATTGGGTCGATGAAAATCTGACTCAATAATCAAAGTGGCGAGAATAAGTCTTCTTAATTTGTTGTTCGAAGACTTTTCCCGCAACTGATCAACAGTCATATGCGCAAAACGTGTCAAGCCTTGTGCTTCTAAAAAACGTCGCAGAAAAACGACTGTTGGCTGCAAACTCATTTTAAACCTTCCACCTCCATGAACACTCCAAGCATGGTTGTTAGCTTGAGTCAAATCCTTGAATGTAGCGGTACACAACGCACAACCAAATGTGCCTAAGTACTCACACTCATCGAGGTGTGCAACAACATTGTTCGTTGTTACCTCCTGTTGACAATAACATACCCTTGTGACCTGCTCACGGCAGCACACCATGTGGTTGAACGCCTTCTTCAAAGAGGAAGGACGAGCACCACAGGGACATCTCAAAATATTGGTGAAAAGATTAATTTCCATGATAGCAAAATAAAATTTTCTTCTCCTACTGTCATATCTTCGGAGAATACGCCAGTACATCCTAAATCTACGAACGGGTTGCTAATCCGCCGAGCCTTAATAGGATAATACTCTGGCTTGGCATACCAAGGATCTACGCTAAAATAGCTACTCTT